AACCGTTTTGCTTGTCCATAATGTACTCAAAAAGCACAAATTTTGCACGATTTAGCAGTCGACGCTGAGATTCGATGGTGGCAAAACTGGGTTGCTCGTAAGCCATCATCTCTTGTGCATCACTCATCATGCCGGCCACAATCATTGCAGGACCAGATGTTTTGAATGTAATTGAAGATTCGACGCTGTCACGAAGATCTTGTTCTGTGCAACCGTACATGTTGATCTGACGTTTACGTTGCATGTCGTTGCCAACTGCGGTGCGGATTGATTCTGTTGCTGTCATTTCTGAGCTCCTTTTTAATTACTATACAAGTATTATAGCCGATCTTGCAATTTTGGTCAACCAAAATTTGTGTTGTTTTTTAACAACACTATTGTTGTCAGTATGTTTCTTTGATAATGCTAAACATTTCTGGTGGGTATTTTGCTAGAAACTCTTCGGTTTTGACATAATCATTAAATGATTTAGAATCAAAAAACATCTTGTGAAAAACAGTTTTAAACTCACCTTTTAGAGTAACTGTGAGATATACAGATTTTGCTTTGCCGGCCATATTAAATTCCTTTTCAATAATATTATAAAACACCACGAACATCGGTATTCAAGTTGGGCTTGAGTTCACGAATCAGAGCACGTTCTGCGGTGTGGGCTTCGGTTTTGCCACGCACCACTGCAACAATGCGAAATTGGAAAGCACCGGTACCACGCTCACGAATTGCTTCGTACAAAGCCCAGCTCTTGTCTTCGCTACGTGAGCGATAGATGTGCTTGTTAATACGTGTTTTTACACTCTTCAAAACAGTACTTTCTGTCTTGGCTGTGACACCAATGTAGAAGTCTGTACCGCTCTCAATGCGGTAAATGATGTGAGTGCGATCTGCACGTTTTTTTCGGGTTGCTTTTTTAATTTCCATACTAGTATTATAGCCGATCTTGCAATTTTGGTCAACCAAAATTTGTGTTGTTTTTTAACAACACACTGGATTACACACTGGATTAAGCTGGATTATTGATAATATTATTGATAATCTTAATAATATTATCGGATTATCGATAATCTATAATTGACTATAATCCACTATAATTACTGAGAAACTGTTTTAAATCGTTGTAGAGTGTGGCCAACATGGCTTCGCGACTTGAAAACATTATTACTTGTTTTTTTCTAGTGTCGATGTAATATGGGAAAGTTATTTTTTGGTCCAGAGATAATAGTCCACGTTTATCAATCTGACTTAGCTCAATGCTAACTGGCCAACTTTCAATGTCCAACATTTTCAATGCCTGGTAGCCTTGTTCGGTGAGTCTAAGGCCACCAGTTTTGCGCAAATTCATGTACCAAGTTTTTAAAGCCAGGTCTACTGTGATTTGATTGTCGTTGGGTAATAATTTGACTAGACGAGAAGTAAGTTCTTCTTTATGCAACATCGGGATAAATTTTATCACCAGATTGGAGCAACACCACTGAAAATTTATCTGACTTGAATTGTGTGTTGAGTTTTTTGGCCAGGTTTATCGCATGGCCGCGATTGCTGAAACTGACTTTGCGATATTTGGGTCCTGGATACTGCACCAGCATATTGGAGGTTTTTAGATTGATGGGATTCCCATCAAAAAATACAGCCCATATACCTTCTGCGGCCAGCACTTGTTCGGTTTTGTAAGTTTGCTTGTCGGTGATACTAACAAGCACTTGTGGTTTAGGTCTACTCATTCTGTCCTCCTTGTTTATTTATCATAAACCTAGTAGTTTTAGAAGGTACCGCCTTGTATTTCCACTTTGACTGTGTCGGTTGCAGACTCCAGGGATTGAATCATTTTCTCTTCCATGACGTTTAATTTCAACAGTAATTTGGTTATTTCAGCGTGTAAATCACGAGCCTCATTGATGGTCAAGGTCACATCTCTTTGATTCTTGCTTTCTACTGCACGAATTTTATCCACAAATCGATTAATGTGCAAGGTCATAGTGCCTGTGCTTCTATTCTACTGTAGAATGGGCCTTGATACTGGTATCGATCCAGCACAATTAGTTTGGGACAAAACATAATTTTCCAAGTTCTGTGTTGCTTGACCCGGTACCATCCGGCAGCAAACCAACTTTTACTACGCTCATCTTGAGTCCACAATGGTAGATGTTTTTTAACATCCCATACACCGTTGCAGGGCGTAGAACTAGTTGGATATCCTTGCACAGAATTTACTTCGGTTGGCACACTCACTGTTGGCATGCTTTCAAAAGTCACTGACAATCGTTCCTGCAACATATCTAAGGTTTTAAATTTGGTTACATTGTTGTCAATACAAACACTATAACCATGGGGATCGGCTTGGATGTTCCCAATTTTTCGATCTCGGTCACGCAAGATCCAATATTGGTCAGGTACTACTGGTTTTGCTTGTATCATTTAGTATTCCTTTATAAGTTGTGTTCAACCATTGTGCTAGTTGTTCACTCATTTCACTCATTCGAGTCAATTCAAACTTGCCACAAAAACGCATGAATCTCACGCCCACCTGGCCCACATCTTTGTGACTGACCTGTTCCATGATGGCTTGATCAACTACTTGCTTGATCTCGTCGGGCTGTGCTGTCAAATCAATCAATTTGCAGTTACGTTCGTAATCGTCCAACACTCTGTGTTCGACACCATTATGGTCAGACCAACGCTGAAGCATCATGTTGTTCCAAGAATATCCACGCTTGTCTCTGTCGGCAAAGGCCTCACGGAGACCAACTTTATTCTTTGTGCCTTTCTCACGTACTCCCGGATATGCACTGAATACGTTGTCTGAGCTGTCGCCACGCATACACTTCTCAAATAACAGCCAGGCCGGATCCGGGATGGTTTTTGGCTGTTTAGTTTTCTTATCATTGACAGGTTTACCCTTAGCATCAAATATGCCCTCCAAGGTTAAAAGTTCATCTGTGATACCATTGTATTGTGTGACATTGGAGGCCAGCAACTGCACAAAATCTGTGTCTGAGCTTACAATTGTATGGTTGTCTTGGGGGTGTAATGCAATCCAGCGAGCAATGATATCGTCGGCTTCAGCAGTGGGGTGTCGAATAACTGAGCAGTTTGTTTGCTCAGACAAGTATTTAGTCAGATTGTCGTAGGCTTCCCAAAACAGCTTGTCTTCTTCTTGTTGTTCTTCGGTCAATGCGGCCCGGGCCACAGCACGGTTTTTCTTGTAGGGCTCGTAGAAATCCTTGCGCCAACTGCGACCCTCTAATGCAAATACCACATGGTCTGCTTTGAATTGCTTGTAGACCTTGTTTACTGAACTTAGGGTAATGTGCAGGGCATACCCAACTTTTTCCCAAGGGTCAGATGATCTATGGGCCGCATGCCGAGCACGAAAAAACATGTTGGCAGTGTCAATAAGAAGGTATTGCATGATTGTTAAACAAAATTATTTTTAATAATGTATTGTAACATATATCTGTACCAAAAGCTATGGGCGTCCTTGCCAAAATGCCAACTATTTGGGCTGACTGTTTCAAATGCGTTGTTTTTTAGTATTTGATCAAAGGTCTGGGCAGGATCATATGGATTGATATATGATAGTCCCCAATCTTTTTGGTTAGCTATTTTGGAAAAATTACTATTGCCATTGAAAAAAATATGTGGTAACTTTTGATCAGTTAACTCATTGTGAAAATCCCAGATCTTTTCGTGCCAATGATTTGTGCATTGATTCCAGTCAACATTTGCTACAAATTCTTTGTAACGATCTTTCAGTGAGTCGGGCACATAATCAATTCCGCTGGCATTGACTTGATAGTAGTCACCATTTGAGTCTTGCCATTCTTGTCTTTCCCAAGTGCTCCATTGTATTATTATCAAGCATTGGGCAAGGTCAATTTGATTGTTATCAATCCAGGTCCTGGTAGTTCGTATAATACGATCATTGGAACTAGCACCCTCGGCATCCAAATACAATGAAGTTTTAAGCACGTCTGATAACTGTTTAGCCCAACTAACTTGTGCATTGGCCGGGTGCGGCGCTCGCCCCATGTAAAAATATTGGGAGTCATCTTCAGCAAACACATGAGGATTTACTGCTTCTGCGGCAGCGGCATGGCTATCGCCATTGACATATAATTTCATCGTATTAGCTTACTTCCCTGCGACCATTGCCAATGTCTCGACTTTGTGGATAACGTAATGGATTCATGGCCTGTTCTTGTTCCCATGTTTCCATTACCACATGCCGGCAAACATTTTGGAACCAACGATCGATGATGTCTGAATCTGTGTCCTTGGGATCCATTTGGTAACCAGCTCTAACCAAGTTGGCAATGAATTTATCATTCCAATCAAGATCGAAACTGCCTTGATGAATGTTGGTTGGATCTATGTCCATACTGAGAATAGCAACATAGGGTTCGCCGCGTTCAGTGGCTAGTTCTTTTTCTGTTTTTTCTTGCGCTTTTGTTTTTTCTTTGGGCACAATTGGTTCAGGCTGTGCTTTTTGCAGTTTTTCTTTTTTTCTGTTAAAAAACTTTTCAAACATTATTTTATCCCCTTGCTAACAAATGGCGCCAATTTTGGCGGGTTCCATCCCATGGGCTTTAACACCTTGCCATCTTCACGTTTACGAACTTTGCCGGTTAGTTTATCAATTTTGGCAAAGTTGGTACTCATGACTTCTTTCCATGCGCTTTCGCCATCTGCACCCATGCTGTGTATAGCACCAACAGTGACAACTAGGATATCAATTAAGGCATCAAGACATTCAACTTTGTCAGAGGCAGAATTAGCAACCCACAATTCATCAACTTCTTCCTGTATCAACTTGGTGTACAAATCAAATTGATCTTGGTTGAATTGGTCAACTGTTTGGTCACAGGCCC